TAATGGGTTTGACATCACCTCAACAGCAAGTCGTAGACAGCAAGGCTAGGTTCAGGGTTCTCATCAGTGGAAGAAGATTTGGAAAGACATATGTTGCGATCAATGAATTGGCAAGATATGCAAGATACCCGAACAAGCAATGCTGGTATGTTGCGCCCAGCTATCGACAGGCAAAGCAAATAGTCTGGAATGATCTGAAAGAAAAGATTATCAAGCACAGGTGGCATAGCAAAATAAATGATAGTGATTTATCCATTCTGTTGAAAAATAATTCAACCATCGCTTTACGGGGGGCGGATAACGAGCAATCCTTGAGGGGTGTTGGTTTGGATTTTCTTGTGATGGACGAGTTCGCTGACATCAAATCTTATGCGTGGCAAGAAGTGCTACGACCGACATTGAGTGATACGCAAGGACACGCATTATTCTGCGGAAGTCCAAAAGGCTACAACTGGGCCTATGATCTTTATGTCAAAGGAACACAGGACAAGGATTGGGAGAACTTCAAGTTTACAACGGTAGATGGTGGTCAAGTCACGAAGCATGAAATTGAACAAGCGAAGAATGATTTGGATGAACGAACATTCCAGCAGGAATATCTAGCGAGTTTTGTCAGTTATGCTGGAATCATCTATTACAATTTCGACAGGAAAAAAAATATCATAGACAAATTTGATAAAACAAGCGATACAGTTCATATCGGAATGGATTTTAACATCGACCCGATGTGTGCTGTCATTGCACATATACAAGAAAACAAAATATTCATCATAGATGAGATTCAGATTTGGAGTTCAAATACAACCGAAATGGTTGAAGAAATTAAAAGACGTTACCAGCAAAAAGTCATCATCTATCCCGACCCAAGTGCAAGACAAAGAAAAACTTCTGCTGCTGGTTTTACAGATATCACGATATTAAAGAACGCTGGTTTTGAAGTTTGTTGCAGAAGATCATCGCCATTGGTCAGGGACAGGATTAACGCAGTTAATACGAAACTTAAAAATGCCAATGGTATGTCAACTCTTTTCGTGTTAAATACTTGCAAGACAATGATCAAGTGTATTGAAAGACAAGTGTACAAAGAGAATACGAATGTTCCAGACAAGGAAAGTGGCTATGATCACTTCAACGATGCAATCGGTTATCTTGTCGAATATTTGTATCCCCTTAAAAGGGAATTCAAACCAACCGAACCGCAAAGGTGGACGTAATGAAAAAGCAGGAATTGATGAAAACAAGCCCGGATTATGATGCAAATGTCAGTAGATGGCAGTTTTATCTGCGCTCATATCTGGGTGGTGAGGCGTATGCAGACGGGAACTATTTGACCGCGTATATTGCGGAAGATCAAAAAGAATATCAGAAGCGCATCAACTCGACGCCGTGTGATAACCATTGTAAAAACATCGTTCAAATCTATAATTCCTTCATCTGGAGAATTCCGCCAGCACGGGTTTTACCGCAGCAGAACAAGCACATTGATAATTTCATCAAAGATGCAGACATGGATGGACGCTCGTTCAATGCGTTTATGAGAGAGGCCGGGGCGTGGGCATCGGTCTATGGTCATTGTTGGGTAATCGTTGATAAGCCAAGTTCAACCGCTGAGACAGTGCAGGATGAACTTGACCAAGAGATCAGGCCATATGTGACAGCGATCACACCAGAAAACATCATGGACTGGCGATATGAGCGCAAGAGGTCAGGGCGATATGAACTGAGTTTGCTAAAGGTGCGTGAATTGGCCGATGGTGATATGCAATTAATCCGGGTATGGACGCGGGAAACCATCACGCTGTACAAGTTGGATAGGGAGAAGTTGACCATTGTTGAAGAAATGGATAATCCGATCAAAACAATTCCAGCAGTTATCCTCTATTCGGCAAGATCACCTGTCCGGGGAGTGGGTATATCAGACATTACTGATATAGCTGATTTCCAGAAAGCCATTTATTCTGAGCTATCGGAAGTTGAACAACTCATCCGCATCACTAACCACCCATCGCTGGCCAAAACAGAAAGCACTGATGCAAGTGCGGGTGCTGGTGGGATTGTCACAATGAGTGATGACATGGACGCAGGATTAAGGCCATTTCTGCTTCAGCCATCCTCTGGATCACTTCAGGGTGTTCAACAATCAATTGATTCAAAGGTTGAGAGCATTAACAAGATTTCACATATGGGCGGGGTTCGTGCTACGGAAAAACAGGCAAAATCAGGGGTGGCCCTCCAGACAGAGTTCCAGTTGTTGAATACCCGATTGAGTGAGAAAGCAGACCTGCTTGAATTGGCAGAAGAACAGATTTGGGAATTGTTCAATATCTGGCAGAATACAAATGATGAAATAGTAGTTGATTACCCGGATTCATTTGATATTCGGGATCATGAAGCTGACTTGATGTTTTTGCAAACAGCCAAGGCAAGTGGAGTGCCAAGTCAATTATTCATCAAGGAGATTGATTCACAGATAGCTCGATTGGTCATTGATGATGGAAAGATTGAGCCGATTATTAAAGAGATAGCGGAAGGAGAGTTTAGTACGCAATCAACAAAAGAGATATTTGGATATCATATGGATGGTGGAGTGGTTACGAAGAATGAGGTCAGAACACAACTGGGGTTGGAGTTGACACCAGATGGTGATACGTTCATGGAATCCGAAAACACAAAGGTTGATAGCTCAGTTTGAATTTAGAAAAAATCAGCACTCAACGAGAGCAGACAGTTGAAAGGCTGATGGAGCTTAATGACAGAAATCTTGATCATGCTTTGGAATCGTTGGAAGATTATGTTGTTAAAAAAGTTCGGGGAGGGATTAGCGCAGTTGGCGCAGATGTAAGGGCGGCAATTGAAATGCGCCGTGAGCTAAAGCAGACCATTGATGAGCACTATGGGTCATGGGCGCGTCAAACAACTAAAGGTTATGACAAGGCGGCAGGAGCAATTCTTAAATCATTCGGTCAGCTACCGCTTCCAGCAGACATTGCAAGCCTAACAGATGTCGACAGGGATGTTATATCTGGACTGCAAAAAATGACATTCTCAGGGTATGAGGAGATTGGTGCTACTTTTCTTGAGGATATATCAAAAAATGTCTACCAAAATGCGCTGGCTGGCAGATCATTTGAGGATTATGAGCGGGAGTTAAGGCAGAAAATCAATGGGGTTTATATCCGTTCTGATGATTCAGAAATTGAAAAATTAGTCAATATTGCTCAAAATGGAACACCAAGTCAGGTAAAGTCGGCAATAAATCGTTTGCACATTGTTTATGCGAGAGATAAAGTCGGGGGTAATCTCAGGAAATATGCCAAGGCATACGCGCATGATTCGCTGATGGAGTTTGATGCAGCTTTTAATGCACACAAAGCAGAGGCGGCAGGATTGAGTCACTACAAATATTATGGATCATTGATGGCAGACTCCCGGCCAATCTGTCGTGCGATGGTTGGCAAGGTCTTTACCAAAGAAGAAATGCGTTCAAGATGGTCAACATTTTCAAATCGTGCCGGTATGAAGCCCGGTGATCCTCTAATCGTCAAGGGCGGCTATAACTGTCGTCATCACTGGCAAGCCGTTAAGCCCGAATGGGTGGGAGAAACATCATGACAGAAGAACTGGAACTAAGTGAGAGCAAAACTCAGGAAGAAGAAAAAGAGCAGGAGAAGGAATTTACGCAGGAGGAGATGAAGAAACAACTAGATGCTCAAGGCGGGAGGATGCGGAAAAAATACGAAAAGATGTACGCTGGGATTGACATAGAGCAATATTCTCAGTGGAAAAAAGATGCTGAAGAACGAGAAGCGGAGGAGATGAAGAAAAAAGGCGAGTTTGAAAAGATATTGAAATCCACGGTAGAAAAGAAAGATGCTGAGATAGCTGATCTACTGAACCGCATCATCTTGAAAGAAATTGATGAGGCTTTGATCACATCAGCGTCCAAATTGGGGGCTATTGCTCCAGATCAGGTTTCTACGCTTTTGCGCTCTCAGGTTCGCTTGGGCGAAGATGGGAAGGCAGAGGTCGTTGACGGAAATGGAAACGCCCGCTATACTGACAACGGAGACTCAATGAAACCTAGTGATTTGGTCTCAGAATTTCTCACTGCATCACCGCACTTTGTAAAAGCAAGTGGAGGTGGAACTGGTTCAACCGGAAATGCAGGTGGCTCGACGCTGAAGCAAAAATCGGTGGCTGATATGACAATCGAAGAGTACCGTGAGCATCGTCAGTCGATAGGTCGAGGCACGGTTGGCAAAACCCATATTGGGTAAATCTAATTTGAGGAATAAAAGTAATGGCTAACGAAACGACAACCACTTCCCTAAATGATTTGTTCGCAAACATTGTAAAGGAAGCAATCTACACCGCTCAAGAAAAGTCATTGGTACGAAATCTCGTCACCACATATGACATGAGCAATGACCCCTCCACAACACTGCAAGTTCCTGTCTATTCAGAACCATCTGCCGCCGCACTGACTGAAGGTACGGATATGTCGGCTACGGAGGTAACAAGTTCTGTCAAGACAATCACTGTTGCTGAAGCTGGTGTTCAGGCAGTTCTGACCGACTTGATGGCGAAGTCAACTTCCAGAGATGTTGCAGGTGATCTTGGCAGGGTGATCGGTGAAGCAGTAGCTAAAAAGATGGATACAGACCTGATCGCACTGTTTGATGGTTTTTCAACATCACTCGGCAGTGCAGGAACAGAAATCACAGCAGCATACGTTGCACAGGGTGCGGCTACCTTACGGGCGAATAAGTTCACCGGAACGCCGACAATGGTAATCCATCCGTATCAGGCATATCAGCTTAAGGCCAATCTGACAAATACATTTGTCAATCCCAATGCCGGTGTTGTGCAAAACGAAACCATGCAAAACGGATACGTTGGTCAAATCACTGGCGTTAATGTTTTCGAGTCGGCTAATATCACGATTGATGGGTCAGACGACGCAAAAGGGGCGATATTCGTTCCCGAAGCATTAGGTCTTGCAATCAAGTGGGATATCAAGATCGAGCCGGAAAGGAACGCATCACTCCGCGCATGGGAACTCAATGCAACAGCCTGTTATGGCGTAAGCGAGTTGCAGGACGGTGCTGGCGTTGAGATGTTGTTTGACGCAGCCCTCTAAAAGCTAACCTGACAAGGGTAGGGGTATTTAGCCCCTACCTTTAGGGGGAAATGATATGGCTATGTCATCTGATAGTGATCTAACGACCTATCAACCGGATATCCTTGGCTACGGGATATCAGCCTTCACCTCTTATCACGCAAAAGCTCAAGCGGATATTGAGCGTGAACTGCGTAGCGTCTGGTATCCGAAAACAGGGTATTCAGCAGAGGAGATGGATGAAGACCTCTTGACAGAAAGTCAATTTGCAAGAGCTTGTGCCTTTCGGGTGCTTGGGTGGTATGCACTGCCACAGCTTACCAAGTGGAATACCTCTACCGACAAAGACAAATTCCAGAACATGATGGATCACTACCGCTCTGCTTACTTTGATGAGCTTGATTCTGTCATCCGTGATGGCGTTGAATATGATGCTAATGAGGATTCAACTATTTCTGTATCGGAAAAACGGCCTGTGCATCATGGTCGGTTATTCAGATGAGGGGTTCATGTACGCTTCTGTCAATATTGTAGACCGTTCTGGCCTGCGTGAAACCGTTAAAAAGTTCCCTGAAGCAACGGAAAAGGCGATGGGTGTTGCAACCATCTTGGGGATGTTTCTCATCAAGGAGCGCACAAGCAAGGGGATATCGGTTGATGGCAAACTATTCAAACCTTACTCTCCGCGCTATAAGCAATGGAAAACAGAACATGAACATCCGTCACATCCAAATTTGAATTTGCACGGGCGGATGCTTGGGAGTATGACAACAGGCTATAGAAAACAAGTCGGCAGGATTTATTTTGCCCGCAAAGAGGAGACATACAAGGCGATCTGGAATGAGAAGTCCAGACCTTTCTTCAATTTGAATGAGAAAGAAAGAAAACAGGTCGCACTTGAATTTGAAAATGAGTTTTTTGACTTGATATGAGCAGAAGAGAGAACATTGCAGCGGATGTTATCACTCAGCTAACAGCTATGAGTAGTCCGACACTGAAGAAGATTACGAGAGAGCCATTTGATGTCGAAGAACTTTCAGATGCACAATTCCCTGCACTGTGGATTTCAACAGGATCGGAGAGCCGGGAGGATACGTCTTGTGGCGGGAGTACAGCACAGCGATCAGGAACGATTGATTATGTGATAATTGGATATGTCAAAGGAACATCGTTAAATGTTGACACCAAGCGCAATGAATTGATCACAGGCGTCGAAACGACATTAGATGACGACAGAACACGGAATGGATATGCTTCAAACACACAAGTGATTTCAGTTGAAACGGATGAGGGAGAGGCTTACCCTCATGGGGCAATCAGGTTGGTTGTCCGTATTTTTTACACTTTTGAACGAGGTACACCTTAAAAACAGGAGATTAACATGACAGTTGTACAAGGGTATGAAGGATCATTGCGTGATGGCAGTGGAAATATGGTTGGTGAGATTACTGGCTTTACTTTAACCATTGAGCAGAACACAGAACAACATAATGCTTTCGGGAGCGCGTGGGTGACAACAACAGCGACGAACAAAAGCTGGAATGTGGATGGAACGGGATTTCACGATCCAAATGACGCATATCAGGACAACATTATCACCGATATTATATCCGGTGATAGTAAATATGATATTGAATTGCGGGTTGAGGGAGATACTGCTGGTGATAAAAAATACACTGGTGAAGTCGTTTTGGGGAATGTTGCACTTGATGGCGAAGCAGATGGAGTGATTGGATTTTCCTTTTCTGGCCAAGGCAATGGTTCAACGACACAAGGCGCGGTTACTTAATGTTTAAGGCGGTTGACCGGAACGATACTATCCGAATTGCGGTCAGCAATGATCCTGCAATAGATGATTCATCAGATTTTGATGCGTATGCAGAAGCATACGATAAAAAGCATCTTGTATTGATCGGTGATGAAGAGCCAACATGGTTCACACTAGGTACGATCAGCTATCTCAAATTCAGCGAGATTAAAGACCGGCATATAACTTTTGGAATGGGGGACAGTGGGCAAGAGATCAAGACACATTTGTTTGGATTGATCACAGACACCTTGCGCTTATCGCTCAGGAAGATTGAAAACGCCCCGTTTGAGTTAAAGTTTGAGCATGGTCGGGTATCCGATAAAACAATGACGAAGTTATCACATATTGGTGTTGTGGAAGAGCTTGGAAATCTTGCTCTTGATCTGAATGGATTCTCCGGTGAAGATGAAAAAAAATAACGGGCGCAATTCTGCAAGCATATCTCCTGTGGGATTGCGCCAAATGCAGTGATCGGAGTAAGGATGTTCGGGGCTGTCAAGCGAAGGCAATAGCCCCGATTGTTGCAAAAGATGTAAAAGGGTATGTGACAAGGTGTCCGGTGATCCTGGCGGCTGGCACTGAGGATTACATTCGGGCGTATGGATTTTGGAAACAGGGGTTGTTTCCCAACAAAGGAAGTTGGGGGGAACAGCCAAGTAAATTAGTTCTTGCAATGGAGCATATAGATGGCCTTATCAAATCGGACAATTGAAATCCTGCTCAAAGTCAACGATAAGGCTACAAAAT